ACAGCGAGGTGTACGCAGATTTGGTGTTTTATCTACGTAGCATTCCTAACCCCTTAGTTATACTGGATGAAGCCGGTGATTTGGATTATCCGGCCTTCCTGGAACTAAAAGCATTATGGAATGCAAGCGAGGGAGCTTGCGGATGGTACATGATGGGAGCCGACGGACTAAAAGAAAAAATAGAACGAGCACGTTACGCACGAAAAGTTGGTTATGCCGAATTGTTCTCTCGCTTTGGATCCAAATATCAGAAAGTAAGTCCAGACGGTAAAGAAGCCCTGGACGAATTCACCCGGACTCAGGTAGTAATGATTGCCAGGGCAAACAAAGCGGATGTTGATGTACGAGAAATACTGGGTAAGGTAAACGGATCGCTCCGCAGGGTAAAGATTGAGATTCAGAAACAAAGATAGTGGATAGTAAATTAGTAGGGCTTAAATTTTAAGAAGTAACAATGGCAATCAAAAGAGCTTTAACGATACAGAACATACTTGAGAAACAATATAAGCTTTTTGAATTTGATGGGGTGTGGGAGTCAGCATTTTCAAAACCTGAAACGTCAGGAGTTTGGTTTGTCTGGGGAAATTCAGGAAACGGAAAAACCAGTTTTATTTTGCAACTGATCAAATACCTTACAAACTTTGACAAGGTGCTATTGAACTCCATGGAGGAGGGAACTACACATACTTTACAAAAAGGACTTATTCAACAAAACATGATGGATGTCCAAAACAGCGTGTTGGTGGTGAATGAAAATGCTGAGAAACTTGAAAAAAGGCTAATGTGTAAGAAAAGTCCGAATATCATTATCATTGATTCATTTCAATATTTTCAACTGACTTATGTACAATACCTGAAGTTTAAAGAAAAATTTCCTAAAAAGTTGCTGATTTTTATTTCTCACGCGGATGGTAAATTTCCTGCCGGTAGATCGGCAAAATCAGTAATGTACGACGCTACATTGAAAATCTATGTTGAAGGTTACAAAGCTTTTTCTAAAGGAAGATATATTGGTGAAAAAGGTGAATATACAGTATGGCCGGAAAAGGCAGTAGCATATTGGGGTTAAAAAACGAATTATAGAAATTAAAACGAATTTAATAAACCACACACAATGGGAACAACAAAAACATTTCAACAGACAAAATCGAAACTCGTTAAGAGGTTTCACACCTTACTTGGAAAAGCAGGAATTAATGACGATGGGAAAAAAGCTATTCTTGCAGCTTATGGAGTCAGTTCCACACTTGATTTATCGGAGGAACAACTTTCACAAATATGTTTGAAACTGGACAAAAGCCAGGATGTAAGTTTTAAAGAAATGGATAAGATCCGTAAACAATTGATGGCTGCCATTTATACCTACTTAAAAGCATTCGGAACACCTTCAACTAATCCGGAATATGTAAAAGCGATTGCTTGCCAGGCAGGCGCGTTTGATGATTTTAATTTCATTCCTAAGGACCGGTTACGTTCACTGATACATTCTTTCAATAATCAGACTAAAGATCTGCTAAACGTTGCCGAAATGACAGCTGACAGAGTGGATTACTTAACGCTACTTAACTAGTTCTATGGAGAAAGTAAAAAACAAACTAACCTCCGATCGCAAACTTAAAATGCGTGCATATGCCAGAGGGATTAGTGTTGAAGAATGCATTCAACAGGAATTAGAAAGAGAACAGATAAAAGCTGAACAAATTCGAAGAGATATGTATGCTGCCGATCAATTGCGTGATGAAATACTTGAACGAACCTTGCAGGTGAAGAAAGAAGCGAGTTCTAAAACTGAAATCAGGAATAGTCTGATAGAAGCCGAAAAACAACAAGATGATTGTATTCAATGGTTTGTTGAAAATCCGGTAAGTCACCCTGAGTGGAGCAAAATGGTAGACGAACTCCACGCCATTGAACAAAAACTTAGAATTCTTTCCGCTACCAAAGTATCCGCTTCCTTATGTGGAGGAATGAATGAAATAAACACTTTAAATCTAAAATAACAAATCTGACTATTATGGCTAAAATTAATTACAATATCGGTGAACGGTTCACGCATGATGAACATACTTACGAAGTGATTGAACCGATTAATAAAATGGCAAATTGCCATGAATGCACATTTAACAGTCCTGAAACAAATACACTTCATTCGGAGTGTCATATCCCTGCCGGTTTAACCGGTTTGCGTTGTTCATTCCCGGATCGTATTTTCAAAGAAATAAATATTTAATTAATAAACGTATGAAACAAACAAGTAAACAAGAAAAATGGAAGGATGAATCCAAAATGGAAGTCCCGTACAAAAGAATTTCAAAAGCAGAGCGATTAATGGAGATTAAATCGCATTCCCTATTATCGGAAGCAAAAGGAATTAACTCCGGATTACAAGACTTTAAAAACCGTATTAAGGCAATTTGTGAGGAAGTATATTCCGCTTTTATGCTCGAAAACAATGTGAAGTCAAATTCAAAAGGGAATTTTACCTGGTATAATTTTGACCGCACTATCAAAGTAGAGGTTGCAATTTCAGAACCGGTTAAGTTTGACGATATGGCCATTCAGGCATCAAAGGAAAAACTTGACGAATTTCTTGAATCGGCTGTTGATAGTAAAATTGATTTTGTAAAAGACCTGATCAAAGATGCATTCTCAACCTCCAATGGTAAACTGGATGCAAAACGGGTTCTTGGCTTGCTTCGGTATAAGAGCCGCGTCACATCACCGCTTTTTCTTGAAGCAATGGATCTGATTGAAAAGGGTATTCGTAGACCGGAGTCTAAAACATATTTCCGGATATGGGAAAAGGATACTGACGGAAAGTATCAGGCAGTAGAATTGAATTTTAGTAATATATAAAAACAACCTGTATGAGACGCATACAGCACGTCTCATACACAAAACAACACACACATGTTAAATTGGTTTATCACAGGAATTAAGTATGAGAAAACAGCCGAGGAGGGCAAAATCGTAAAGGTAAATGAAAACTACCTGGTGGATGCCCTTTCCTTCACTGAAGCTGAGGCAAGGATTAATGAAGAAATGAAGCCGTTCATAAGCGGTGAATTCGTAGTATCTAAAGTAAAAAGGGCACGAATTAATGAATTGTTTGCTAATCCAAATGGTGACAAATGGTATCGTTGCCGGGTATACTTCATTTCATTGGATGAAGAAAAAGGAATTGAGAAAAGAACTGCAACAACCATGTTTGTCCAGGCTAATGATGTAAAAGAAGCATGGGATGGTTTAAAGGCAGGAATGAACGGATCCATGGCCGATTATCAGGTTGCTGCTATTACTGAGACAGACATTATGGATGTATTTCCATTTGTAGAACCTAAAACAACCGTATTTAAAAAAGATGAATGTGTTTTTCAATATTGCCCGCATCCTGAGATCTGCAAGAAAGATGGATGTCAATGTAAAAAATAAGAATATGAAAAAGACAGTACAGATAGAAGAAAGCAAAGCAAGAAGCATGTATAATACGGCTTCACCTGAATTCAAGCAATTGCTTGAAGATACATTTGGGAAAGAGTTTTTCTCGGTTAAAATAACAGATCGTGTAAAAACGTATGAGGATGCATGTTCTGAACTTGGAGAAACCCCACTAAATGAATCGGAACTTAAAAGTGCAGGTTTTACAACCGACGAAATTAATTACCGAAAATTAAAAACGGTAACTAAGGCTCTTAACGAGGGATGGGTTCCGGACTGGAACAATGACAAACAACAAAAGTGGTATCCTTATTTCCGGCTGTCCTCGGGCGTGTTTGTGTTCTGCGATACGGATTACAACGACTCGCGTGCGTACGCGGGGAACGGGTCGCGGCTTTGTTTTCCCAATGACGAACTGGCAACTTATGCAGGGAAGCAATTCTCTGAGATTTATAAAAATTTTATGTTTTAATCAATAATTAATCAGCTTATCCAATCATTGACTGACTGATTGGATAAGCAAAAAAACAACACACACAATGAATAAAGAAGAAAAAGAAGTAGCAGTAAAAGAAGTGAAAGAAAACGTCATTGTACGTATTAAGACTTTCGAAGATGCAATGAAAGAAACCGGACGTCCTGAAGTTCCTGAATTTTTAGATTTACCGGAGGATTTACGTGAGTATTTTAAAGCGCAATACAAAGCAGTTGTAATTGCTGAGGCACTTAATGAAGGTACCAAAATGGACTGGGCAGACGAAGATCAACGTAAATGGTTACCCTGGTTCCGGCTGTCCTCGGGCGTGTTTGTGTTCTGCGGTGCGGGTTACGGCTACTCGTTTGCGAGCGCGGGGGACGGGTCGCGGCTTTGTTTCAAAAGTGAAGAATTGGCAGAGTATGCAGGCAAACAGTTCTTAGATATTTACTCAGCACTTTTGCAGAAATAGAAATTAAAGGTTGTATGTTTTTGTGAGCTGTCCTCGGGCGTGTTTGTGTTCAACGATACGAATTACAACTACTCGAATGCGAACGCAGGGAACAGGTCGCAGCTATGCTAACTGATTTTTACAGAAACATAGACCTTGCCACTCGGCAAAAAATAACAAGTTCAAAAGGTGCTGGTAGGGAAACTGAAAGCTCCGATACGAAAAGCAAAGATGAAAAGATATAGTAATTTATTTGATAAAGTATGTAGCCTTGATAACCTGTATTTAGCCTGTCAGAAGGCTAAATCAGGAAAGGCTAAAACTTACGGAGTGACGCTCTTTGAAAAAGACCTGGACAACAATATAAGACAGATTCAAACTGAACTGATCACCGGAACATACAAAACATCAGATTACAGCATTTTTACTATAACGGATCCGAAAGTGAGATTAGTTTACCGGCTTCCATTTAGGGACAGAGTTGTTCACCATGCGATCATGAATATATTAGAACCTGTATGGGTTTCAGTATTTGTTTCTCACAGTTATGCCTGCATAAAGGGAAAAGGTATACACGGAGTTTTAAAAGCAATTAAACGGGATTTAAAGGACGTTGAAAATACTCAGTATTGTCTCAAAATGGATATCAAGAAGTTTTATCCAACAATTGACCATGACATTTTAAAAGCAATTATCCGAAAGAAAATAAAGGATCAAAAACTTTTGCAATTACTTGATGGTATAATTGACTCGGCTCCCGGACTTCCCATTGGTAACTATCTAAGTCAATTTTTCGCAAATCTCTACCTTTCATATTTTGATCACTGGCTAAAAGAGGAAAAGAAAGTAAAATACTTTTATAGGTACGCGGATGATATCGTGATACTGGCAAAGGATAAAGCCTACTTACACGGATTATTGGTTGATATAAATAATTACTTAGTGGATCGTTTAAACATTCAGTTAAAAGGCAATTATCAGGTTTTTCCGGTCGAAAGCAGAGGTATAGACTTCGTCGGTTATGTTTTCTATCATACGCATATTTTAATGCGTAAATCAATTAAAAAACGGTTCTGCAGGAAGGTAGCAAAATTAAATAAAAAAAACCTGGACCCGAAACAATACAAAATGCAAGTATCTCCCTGGCTAGGATGGGCGAAACACTGCAACTCAAAACACTTACAAAAAAAGATACTCAAAAATGAAGAAATTTTCTGAATTAGGCATAAAAGCAGATGAGGACAAAAACATATTTCCTGTTGAAATAATATCCATTACCGATGTAACAAATTGTGAAATTGAAGTCCTAGACTTTGCACCTGATGTAAAAACGCAATACGGTGATGGTAGATATGTAGTTAAAATCAAATATGAAAATGCAGAACGTAAATTTTTTACAAATGCCACCAAAATAAAAGAGATCCTGGATAAAGTAGATAAAAAGGATTTCCCTTTTCAGACAACGATTAAAACACAAAAATTCGGTAACAATAAAAAGACATTTTACTTTACATAAATATTAAACACACAAGAAAATGGAATTAAATTCAGAATTAGATAGGCTTAGAAAGTATTCTTCAATTGAGGCTGAATTAAAAAGAGCTGAAATTTTACATCCGGATTATCCAACTGATATGTTCAGGCAAGTAGCAATTTTAAATGAAGAGTCCGGAGAAGTAACAAAATCGGTTTTAGATTATCATTATGAAGGTGGAAGTTTAGAACACATACAAGAAGAATTGATTCAAACGGCTGCAATGTGTATGAGAATGCTAATGAATTTACCCTGATAAAGTATGGCCAACGAAAACAATCCGAAAGCTAAAGGATCCTGGGGGCAACGATCCCCCAGAACAGGATCGGAACTAAATATCATTTGTTCTGAGTTTTTTGAAAAATTGATTGTTCCGGAACAATGGAAGTTCATGCAGTGGCAGAACGTGATTGATAAACAAATGATATCACAAGCCAACCCGAACGGAACGCTGATCAGTGTCGGTAAGATATACCGGGATATGCGGACTAGTGGAATTGATCTCATGCATTACAGGGTATGTTTCCTGACCTTTCCGGAACGTGGTGGTATTTGTGAAAAGTCAATCATTGATTTTGGAAAGTTCAAGTATCACACGATAGTAACGAATAAGACCATTGAACAATTGAACGTATGGATTGCAGATCATTTTAATGAATTAAAACCCATTACCACTGAAGGTGAAAAAGAAGTTCCAGACAATGAAAAAAACGACGGCCTACAACATTTTAGAGATAGATACGGAACTTGAATGGCTAATGTCCTTTAATGATTTATACCTGAAAGAAATTGAAGAATTGAAAATGAAAAAAATCAATCTTTATGAACAATCAACAGTTACTACTT